CGCTAAAGACCCAACCTCACTGCACACTGTAAGGAACCAAGTAACATGATCAGCAATTTCGATCCAAGCGCCTTTCTCGACGCAACCACAACCGAAGTCAACTCCAAGCGCAACCCGATTCCCGCCGGCACTGATGTCGTCGCTATCATCGGTGAGCCGAAGGCCCGCACCTGGACGGGCAAGGCCGATCCGTCGAAGAGCGGCATCGTGGTGGACGTTCCCTTGGAAATCGACCTGTCGGCGTACCCCGAGCTGGCCGCCCATGTGGGCCTGTCGAAGGTGACGTTGACCGACGGCCTCATGCTGGACACGACAGAGTCTGGCGGCATCGACAATTCCCCCGGCAAGAACGGTAAGCTTCGCCGCTACCGTGAAGCCCTGGGCTTGAACGAGGCCGGCCAGCCGTTCTCCTTCCGCATGATGCAGGGTCGGATGATCAAGGTGAAGGTGAAACACCGCACGTATGAAGGCGAGATCTACGACGAAGTGGATTCTGTAGCCAAGGCCTAAGGGGTAGTTTCCCCCCGTTGGGGGAGGGGTTGTGAGCCTCTTCCCCTTTTTTCACTTGGAGCAATCATGTACGTAGTCAACATCCAACGCCTCTACATTGAAGAAAGCCGCCAACGAAAGGAGTTCAAAGCGGAGAAGCTCATCGAGCTAGCCAACTCAATCAGTTCTATCGGCTTGATCCATCCCATCGTGGTTAGACAAGAAGGCGACCGCATCGTCCTGGTCGCGGGGGAGCGCCGCATCAAGGCGCTTCAGTACGTGTGGAACTTCGGCGGCAAAGTCAAGTGCGGGGAAGACACCTACAACGAGGGGGAAGTCCCCTGCCTATTCCAGGGTGACCTCGATCCCCTCGATGCGTTCGAGATGGAGCTTGAAGAGAACATCAAGCGGGAAGATCTGACCTGGCAAGAGAAGTCCAAGGCCACCAGCCAACTCTACGAACTCCGCCGCTTGCAGGCCGAGAAGCGCGGCGACCCCTTACCCACCATTGCAGACATCGCCGCCGAGGTTCGACCCGACGCCGAGTCAGCCAACACCGCTTACAACATGACCCGCGAGGAGATCCTTGTCTCCAAGCACCTGGATGATCCTGATGTCCAAAAAGCAAAGACGGCCAATGAGGCTTTCAAGATCCTCAAGCGTAAGGAAGAAGTTAGGAAGTCCGCCGAGCTTGGGGAGAGCGTCGGCAAGACCTTCACTTCCGCCGTCCACCAACTCCTCAGAGGCAACTGCCTTAGCGTCATGGGTGGACTCCTTGATGGGTCAGTTGACGTATTCCTTACTGATCCTCCATATGGTATCGACGCAGATAAGTTCGGAGACTCCGGCGGCAAAACCCCCGGCGCACACTTCTACGAAGACGACTTCGAAACGTGGTCGTACCTCATGAAGGGATTTTCCAACCAGTCATTCCGCCTAGCGAAGGACCAAGCCCATGCATACGTCTTCTGTGACATTGATAATTTCGTCTTTCTCAAGTCCTATATGTCCGCATCAGGTTGGAAATGTTTTCGGACTCCCATTATATGGGTCAATCCAACTGCCATGCGCGCCCCGTGGCCAGAGATGGGTCCTCAGCGAAAATACCAGCTGTGCCTCTACGCAGTTAAAGGAGGCCGCCAAGTCACCCGGATATATCCTGATATCATTACGGCTCCGTCCGACGAGAATCTCAACCACCCAGCTCAAAAACCAGTGGCTGTTTATGAAGACCTTCTCCGAAGATCTATACGTCCTGGCGATACTGTGTGTGATCCTTTTTGCGGCAGTGGGACTATATTCCCTGCTGCACACGCACTGAAATGCCGCGCCATTGGCATCGAGCAGGATGCCGCCGCCTATGGTATATCCGTCGCTCGACTTGACTCTTTGAAGTAAGGGGAACTGCAATGCCAGTGCAAGTGAGACCCAGCGGGTCCATACCAGCACGTGTGATGATAGTAGGGGAAGCCCCTGGTGCTGAGGAAGAAATCCACAATGAACCCTTCGTCGGCTACTCTGGGAAAGAATTAACCAAGATGCTTCACGAGGCGGGGATCAACCGTTCCCAGTGCTTCGTGACCAACGTATGCCGCGAGCGTCCTTACAAGAATGACATAGCCACAGTCATCGCCTTCAAAAAGAAAGACCGCACCGCCGAGCACTCTCCCCTGAGGGACAAGTGGGTCAAGCGGCCTATCCATGAAGGGTTCGCCCTGTTGCGCCAAGAGATCGCCCTCGTCAAGCCCAACATCATCATTGCCTTCGGGAATGTTTCCCTGTGGGCACTCACGGGTTTGTGGGGGGTGACGAAGTGGCGCGGGTCGATGCTCTACACTGATGACTTTACGGGCCACTCCATCAAGGTAATTCCGGCAATCCACCCGGCGGCGGTCCTCCGCGACTGGAGTCTCCGCGCTATCACCGTCCAGGACCTCCGGCGTGCCGCCCGCTTCCAGCACGGCGCACCGTACCCCAAACCTGAGTGGCATTTCACTGTCCGCCCCTCATACAGCCACGCTCTGGCCATCCTCAAGGAACTCCACCTATCCCTAGAACACCAACCCATCGAACTATCCTTCGACATTGAAACCAGGGCTGGCCACATTGCGTGCGCCGGCATCTCCTGGACTCCTGTCGACGGTCTCTGTATCCCCCTCATGTGCGTGGAGAATCCCGATGGCTACTGGTCACTCGAAGAAGAAACGTCCCTCATTTGGTGGTTATATAAGGTCCTCACGCATCCGAACGCTCAGGTCGTTGGTCAAAATCTTCTCTACGACAGCCAGTACACCTACCGCCATTGGCACTTCATCCCGAGAGTCACCCAAGACTCGATGATTTCCTTTCACACCGCATACGCCGGCTTGCCAAAGCGACTCGACTACCAAGCCTCGATGCTCTGTGACTACTACCGCTACTGGAAGGACGACGGCAAACACTGGGACCCCAAGATGGGGGAAGACCAGCTGTGGATATACAACCTGGAAGACTGTGTCCGCACCGCCGAGGTCGCCCAGAAGGAACTCGGGATCATCAAGTCCTATTCCCTGGAAGCCCCGCACGAATTCCAGCAGTCCATGTTCTGGCCGGTCCTCCAGACCATGATTCGTGGAGTGCGGGTCGACAAGAAAGCCCGGTCGGATATGGCAATGGAGTTGCTTGACGAACTCAATAAGCGAGAAGTCTACTTCCACACCGTCCTCGGCCACCCACTTAACCCCCGCTCTCCCAAGCAAATGCAGGAGCTGTTCTATGCCGACCTCAAACTCCCCGTCCAAATCAAGCGAGGCACCGGCAAGCCCACTCTCGATGATAACGCGCTTGACAAACTGGCTACGAAGGAACCCCTCGTCCGCCCCCTCATCAAAGCCATCCGAGAGTACCGCTCCCTCGGAGTATTCCTATCTACTTTCGTCCAAGCACCTCTCGATCACGACGCCCGAATGCGATGCTCGTACAACATATGCGGCACGGAAACTTACCGTCTCTCTTCCAGCGAGAATGCTTTTGGAAGTGGTACTAACCTACAGAACATACCAAAGGGATCCAAGGCTAAAGAGCCAGAAGAACTTTCTCTTCCTAACATACGTAAGATCTTCATACCAGACGTGGGATATACCTTCTTCGACATGGACCTTGACCGCGCAGATCTCCAGGTCGTTGTGTGGGAAGCCGACGATGCGGACCTGAAGGCTGCGCTGAGGATGGGCGTAGATATGCACTGCATGAATGCAATGGATATCTACAGCCTCAAGGGTATCCCCGTTGACGAACTCATCGAGACCCACCCTAACTACCCCGAACGTCGGGGTCAGATTGGGGAGACCAAGCGGCAAGCCGCCAAGACCGGCGTCCACGCTGTCGATTACTTCTGCCAAGCTCGCACCCTCGCAATCGCCCTTGGCTGTACCGTCAAGGAAGCCCAGGCATTCATCGACCGCTGGTATGCCGCCCACCCAGGCATCCTCTCTTGGCACAAGCGCACCGAAGCCCAGCTCCATAAGTTCCGTTTCGTGGAGAACAAGTATGGATACCGACGCTACTACTTTGACCGTGTTGAAGACTTGCTGCCAGAGGCATTGGCGTGGCAACCACAATCAACTGTTGCAATCACCATCAACAAGATATGGCACAATATATATCACAACCTGCCCGAAGTGCAAATCCTCCTTCAAGTCCATGATAGTCTTGCCGGGCAGTTCCCCACCGCCAACACCGCCAAGTGCAAGGAAGCCCTGACGGAAGCCTCCAAGGTAATCATCCCTTACGAAGATCCCCTCCACATCCCCACCGGTATCAAGACTTCCGTCGTATCGTGGGGAGATTGCAAATGAGTCGCCACCATGAAGACTGGATCCAAGCGTACATCAAGTACGCATCGTTCTCCGAAGCTCCCGCCCGGATGCATTTCTGGACCGCTGTGTCTACTGTCGCTGGTGCTCTGCGCCGACGGGTTTGGCTTGATATGGCGTATTTTAAGTGGTGCGCAAACTTTTACATCGTCATTGTGGCACCTCCTGGGATTGTTAGCAAATCTACTACTGTTGCAATTGGCATGGATCTGCTTCGTAAAGTCCCCGGCGTCAACTTCGGCCCGCAAGTCGTCACCTGGCCAGCCCTCGTCTCGGCCTTTGCCCAAGCCAACGAAGCCTTCGAACTCGACGGGGAGTGGCACACGCAGTGCGCGTTGACCCTGGAGTCTTCCGAGTTCGGGAACCTCGTCAACCCACAGGACCGAGAGATGATCGACCTGCTCGTCACCCTGTGGGATTCCAAGCAAGGTGGATTCAAGAAGATGACCAAGGGATCGGGGACAGACCTCGTGGAGAACCCTTGGATCAACCTCATCGCTTGCACTACCCCCGCCTGGATCGCAGGTAATTTCCCCGAGTACGTGATCGGCGGTGGGTTCACTTCCCGCTGCCTATTTGTCTACACCGAAGACAAGGAGAAGTACGTTGCATACCCCAACCTCCACGTTCCAAAGAACCTGGCAAGCCAACAAGAGAAGCTCATCCAGGACCTCGAGCATATCTCCGTTAACCTCGCTGGGAACTATGCGTTATCACCCGAAGCAATCGAGTGGGGTACGGAGTGGTATGAGTTCCACTACAAGAACCGTCCCGAGGCGTTGGACGACGACAGGTTCGGCGGCTACATCGCGCGTAAGCAAACTCACATCCACAAGCTCGCAATCGTACTGGCGGCATCACAGAGAGACGAACTTGTTATTACAGCCGAGGACCTTGCGATGTCAAATACTATGGTATCGGACCTTGAGAAGGACATGCCCAAAGTATTTGCCAAGATTGGGCGGACGGAGGATTCGATCCAGGCGGAACGCTTCATCAAGTATGTCCAGGACCATGGCGAGGTCACGTACCAAGCAGCCTACGCTTTCATCCACACGTACTTCCCGAACTCGAAAGATTTCGAAGGTATACTTACGGGTGCTGTGCGGGCTGGGTACCTCACCCTCGATATGGTGACAGGTAAGTTGAAGGCACTGAAAAAGTAATACGTCCAAATATTAACGGGGATATCCGGCCATGAAAATCGCAGTCTACGCCATCGCTAAGAACGAAGAGCAGTTTGTTGATCGCTTTATGGAGTCGTGTGAGGACGCAGATTTCGTCCTAATAGGCGACACTGGTTCTACTGACAACACCGCCACAAGAGCCTTCGAAGCAGGTGCTTTCGTCCGCAACATCAACATCAACCCATTCCGCTTCGATGACGCTCGCAACGCCACCCTTGCTCTACTCCCAAGCGACATAGACTTTTGCATCTCCCTTGACCTTGATGAGGTTCTCCAGCCCGGTTGGCGAGCGGAAGTCGAAAGGCTTTGCACCACCGGCGTCAACCGTCTTCGGTATAAGTTTGATTGGGGTGACGGAGTAGTGTTTACCGCTGAGAAGTGCCATGCCAGACGGGGCTATCGTTGGCGGCATCCTTGCCACGAAACCGTTGTCCCCTACGGCATCCAAGAGCAAGCCGTCGTTACAGACAAGCTCCTTATCGTCCACAAGCCCGACCCCACGAAACCCCGCAGCCAGTACCTGAGCCTTCTCAAGATGGGGGTGGAAGAAGACCCTAACGACCCTTCCCACGCATTCTACTACTCTCGGGAGTTATACTTCCACGGAGAGTGGAGAGCCGCCATCCAGGAATGCCTCCGTTACCTAGCCCTTCCCAACGCAGTCAGTCCCAATGAACGCTGCTACGCTCTTCGCGTGTGTGTCTGGTGTTATACCGCCCTACGCGAGCTGATGACCGCCCGTATGTGGGCAGAAGGAATCACCAAGCAGTATCCCACCCAACGCGAAGCGTGGTATTCCCTCGCCACAGTTAACTACCATCAGAAAGATTGGAAGAACTGTCTAATCGCCTGCACCAACGGGCTTGCTATCACCCAGCGATCCAACCTGTACACCGATGACCCGATCGCCTGGTCTCATGGACTATACGACTTGATGTCCATTTCCTACTTCAACCTCGGCCACAAAGAACTCGCCCAAAAGTATGCCGCCGAAGCCGTAAGCCATTCCCCTGATGACCCACGACTCCGGCGGAACCTCGAGCTGATGTCAGCCTAACCTGGCCTTCGCAATAGCATCGACCAAGGCCTGCCTTGCTTGGTCGTCTGCTTCCACCACCGAGTCCCACTCTTCCACCGTCAGCTGCGTCCTCCCCTCAGCCTGGGCTTTCGCAATCATAGCCGAGATGACTTGAGACTTCATCAGCAGCTGCAGCACCACCTCAAGCGCCAGAGCAATTGTAGTTGCACTCATTTCTTAATCCTCATGTTGAGGTACTTCTGCAGCTCTGTCAAGATGTTAGTCGCTAGAGCCAACTGTCCCTCCGCATTCGTAGTATCTCCCGTGGTTGCCGTCAGCTTCGCAAGGTCCAGCACCGCCCGAGACTGATCCGCCATCGCCAGAACCACCTCCCCGTCACCTGGGGAGAGTGTCCCTGCCGTCACCGAAGATGCCGCCGCCAACAGGACCGCCGTGTGTGTCCCGTAGGCATACGCTAGCTGTTCCTCAAAGGTCTTGGGTTGGGTGAAGGCGGCACACCCCGCCACCAGCAACACCAAGGCCATCAAGGCATAGCTATTCCTGCTGCTGTGCAACATCTGCATGCTGACCTCCCAGGAAGAAGTACCCAATAACCGACGAGATGATCGCCCCTATTGCTGCTTGCACTTCCCCAGGGACTGCGATCCCCGCGAACTGCTGCAACAACCAGGCCACCACCGTAGCTACTGGAACTCCCAAAGCTACACTTGCAATGGTTGAATTTGAAGGGGTTAGTTTAGTCATGGAATAGTCACCGTGATAGTAACATTCTGCGGAGCACCAGGACGCGAGGCCGGATACGGGACTGTTCCCATAGCCTCATCTGTAGGATCAGAACACCCCCCGGCATTACACGCCTTCATGCGGACATACACGTTGGATCCGTAAGGCGCAGTATAGACGTATGTCGTCTGCAGTGGATCTGTCGCCGGGATCTCCACTGAAGGGGTCGCTGGAAGGGTCGGCTGTGAGGACGAACTGAACCAGAGCTGGAACTTCGTCAGCACGTTAACCCCCGTCAGAGGAGTATTCGCGACAGTCTCCGTAGGGTTAACCCACCTGACTGTTACAGTTCCCGTATCCTGGGCATGGACCACGCCCGCCACCAGCAACAACACCAAGCCAAATAACTTTTTCACTTCGCACCTCCAAGTTGAATAGAATAGTGTGGGGTATCCCCCCACCGCACTCCCGCTCGATGCTCCGACCCCAGGCTTTCCCAGAAGTCCGCAAGCAGTTCATACGGATATTTCTCCTGCAACCATTTCGTCCCCGCCGAATCGAACAGCTGCACATCCACCGCCAGTGCCATACAGTGCACACTGTTCCTGATCCCATTACCCCGATTGTTCCTAATCTTCCTTGCCAGCATCGGGAAAGCATGCTCGATGATTTTGCAAAGAATCTCCCTTCCATCAAACCCCATCGCGTTAATCTCCGCCTGCTCGTCCGACCGCAGTACCTCCCCGAGTTTAATCTTATATCCCAACAACCCTGCGTGCTCGATCAGCTTCGCCAGGCTTTCCGTAAACAAGAACTGTTTGTCCAGTAGCTCGCTCATCTGTTTTTCTCCATGTGTGCCTCAAGCTTAGCGCTGATGTCACGGAGTTCCCCCAGGATTTCTCTTCTCTGCTCTTTCAGCTCTTCTCCGAGTCTCCGGTCTTCTTCTTCTCCTCGCAAAACTCTTACTTCCAGCACGCTCAAACGCTGGGCTGCACCAGGGGTTATGTCTCTTCCATCTAGACGCCCCACTGCCGCTTGAAGCGCCTGCACATCTTTCCGTAGTGACGCATACCCCCCAGCCATGGTAAGCATTAACACAGCCAGGGTAATTAAATCACCCCAACTGAACTGTTTCAGCATCCAGTGCTGGTGTTCGTTGTCTTCCAAGATGGTTCTCCTTGTTAAGCGGCAGCCGCCGTTCCATTAGCCATCGACCCCGTGCCGCCCGTACCGGCGTCGGAGAACACCTCGAAATTATCTACATAAAGGTAATTCGTGGCGTCGTGGGCATCGGAGAAATTCGAGCAAAGGTAAAACGGTTCGAACTTCGTCCCTAAGAAGTTCCGCCCCGTCCAGTTTTGGAGCAATACGTCGTCTATCCATACTTTGAATAGCCCAGTCGAATAGTTCACATACATTTCGTAGGTGTGCCACACGGCGGAACTGTCTGAACTGACATCTGCATACTGCGCTCCGCCAAGCTGCACATCCCCGATAGTACCCTCATGCGAGAGTTGCTCGGCGCGAACGGCCGCGAAGGAGTCGTGGTATGGATTGCTTTGGTTATAGGTTCGGAAAAGTTTAGCGGCCGAACCGGCAGAGCGCTGGAATGTAGTGTCAACCCTGAACCGCACCCTAAGCAGATACTCATTCGTGTGGGGGATCGAATTAATCAGCAGCGTGTCGAACGCTGCCGGGTCGTTCCATGCCACAGTCCCGTCCCAATTCCCTCGCCACATATACGTTCCGCTGTCAGGGCCGAGTACGCCATCCACAGAGGTCGTGACGACTTGCCCCATGTTGCGGTAGTCGTTCTGCAACCAGAACGCAGCGCGGGAGCCGGTCTCGAAGTTATCGAACAGAACGCGCCCGAAGCTAAGGGAATTCTTCGTAGCAGCAGCCGCTGCACTAATACCACTCATGTCAAGCCCGTCCCATCAATTTGCCAGGTGGTTGCAGTTGTCTTAACCGCAACTGCCCGACCATTCGCCGCTAGGGTTCTCGTCCCAGTCGATCCCGTTCCTGCCATCGTCAACGTATCCGAAGTAATGGCAATGGAAACTGCATCAGCAGCCTCATTAATAAACATCAAGGCTGTCCCAATGGGATAAGCTACCGAAGCATTCGCTGGGATAGTGTACGTATCACCAGAACCTGCACCACTTGCATGGTAGATGTGCTTGCTTGAGTCAGCCAACACGCACGTATAGTTCCCCGTCTGCGCGTTCTGCGGGACCTCTTTATACCCCACTTCATACGAACCATACTTGAATACACCAGAATCATCAAGTGTAAGTCGAAGCTGGATTGCAGTATAAAACTCCAGTGTGTTATTGTTGTTATTCCAGCCAATCTGAGCTTTTTCTGCATTAGCCTGGTTGAACTTTAGTGCAGGGAAACCAGCGGCACCACCACGAACAATCAATGAAGGATTTCCTGTATCACCAACATAGACAGTGTTCGACGCCGCAACAATTGCAATATCTTTTCCAGCGCCAGTACCCAATGCCGCTGAACGAATCTCGAAGGCCCATCCACTAATACCATCCAGCGTCCAGCCAACTCTTCCCCGTTCGTAGTTACTCGCATCTGTTCGTGTGCGATAGACTTGTACTGTCTGCTCATTAGTCGAGTTGTACATCTCCAGTAAGTTAGCCGTATAATACAACCCTGCTCCGGCAAGAGTTGATGAACTGTTATACTGGATCTGTGTATCTGATCCACCAGGTTCACCCCCACCAGCGGCACCCGTTGGTCCGGTAGCGCCTGTAGGACCTGTCACCGAAGGACCTGTAGGACCAGTAGGCCCCTCAACGGTAGAAGGATCGCCAGTAGGTCCTGTAGGACCAATATCACCAGCGGGTCCTGTCGGTCCTGTAGGCCCGGCAACAATACTCGCAGCACCTGTTGGTCCGGTTGGTCCCGCTGGTCCCGTCGGTCCAGTTGCACCAGTCCCTGTTGGCCCTGTTGGTCCAGTTGGTCCCGTAGCACCAGCTCCACCAACAAGCTCTGCTAAGTCTTCAAGTGTTCTAACTCCTGTGCCGCCATTAGCGACCTCTAAAGGAGCATCAGCAGTCAGAGCCGTTCGTGCATCTGCCTTTGTTGCTGCATTCCCAAAGACAGTTTCTTTAATTACATCAACTCCGTTCAACCACCAAGATGAAATAGTCGGTCCAACGAAGTCCACAAAGCTTTGAAGTGCCATTGAATGCTCCCTTTAGCGAAGGTTGAAGTCATTGTTACGAGACAACGGCCCTTCAAACTCAAAAGTAAAACTGACGATTGGAGCCTGGGATTCCACCGTGGTAGCTGGCGGAGCTAACACATGAACCGTTAGCAAACTAAGCGCGTTGCTTGTATATGCTCCAGTAGGAAGGTTTGCTCCTGCTGATTCTCCGTTAGCCCCGGTCCACCCAACATTACCTAAGAAAGTAGATTCTCGAATCCCTGCCGTTTTACAGTCAATCGTCCAACTAGGTACGTGGTAATTCGGATACAAGGCTTCAAGGTACAACACACAAGAGGCGTCTGCACCTGTATACGGCCGAACTACCTCAACGAATATCCTTTTAATTCTGCCGTAAAGCAAAAGATTATCTACAATGTTAGTGTCTCCAATCACATTGTGTGGAACCAGTATGTCCTTATATGAAATTTTATCGTGAGCGACACCACCCTCACCGGATAATCCTGGACCACTAAAGTTCCTGATGTTTTGGTAGTTAAACATTGGGGGTTCATCACTAATACCCAAGTATTCATTACCTGTTAAAGGAGCTTTAGTGAAGTGAATAACCAAGTTTGCAACGGCGTCAGAACCTGTAATGGATTTAATGATTCCGTATTGTCCAGTAATACGTCCTGTAGCATCGCCCAAGATGTCAACTCGTTGCCCCACAAAAGAGGAAGCAAGTATCCTAGCACGATCCATAGTATAATCCCAGTTTGTAATAGTCAGGGTGGATGTTGCTTCGGTCCAAGCAACTCCAGTAGTTCCTAACTGAATCTGTTGGAAATTAGGCTGTTGTAGCTGAGTATTAGCTCCAAAGGCTACGTTGTAATGCGTGCCGCCGATGATGTTAACTCTCTGTGCCCATCTAAACCCCTCTTGAATACTAGGCACATTGCAGTTTAGTACTTCCAAACTACCGACTGGTGATACTAAATACCCACTGTGGAGAGTTGAGTTCCTCAGTGTAACATTCTGCATACCAGCGCAAGAATCAAACTCTGGAAATATGACTCCATTTTCCCAGATCATATTGACTACTAACTTGTCAAACTCAGCGTAAATGAGATCAGTACACCCATCAAACTTATGGGTATGTCCCGCCACAGAACAAAAAGAAGGAGCCGTGCAACGATTAAACTCCATGTAATAGCCAGAAGCATAGAGAGGCGGCGCATCTCCAGGCACACCTAGAACCTTATTTGGAGCTGTCCAAGTAATGTCGTTATACACATGGCGAATATTGAACTTATGATAGCGTTCAATCTTATAGATGTTTGCACGCCCATCAGTCCACTCACTTGCAGCCAAGTACGGTAGATCCGATTGATAAGCAAACTGTAAAGGACGATCAAAAGTAATTACTCCTGTATCGCCATCTACACTGGTTACCTCAACAAAGTCATAATATCTCATACAAGGCGGCAAACCGCCCCACTGCATATCATGACTAGCAAGCATAACCATTTCGCCTGCTTCAAACTCCAAGGCCTCTGCAGCCGTAACACAGGTTATTTCTGTTGCCCCCACAGCAGACGACTCTATCAAAAATCTGTTACCTGTACCCCACGGAATTGGCGATGCACTCCAAGGAGCAAGAAATACAATAATACCTGTACTTAAGTTAGTAATCGTACAGCCATTACCGTTAACAATCAGGTTCTTAATGCCCTGTGTCCAAGCATAGCTTGTACAAACATACGTAGCAGTTGGCTCCATATTCAGGATAGCTACGCCAGGTGCGTTAAGTGCTTCTACTTGGAAAGCCAAGAAAGCCGCAGTGTCGTCTGTAACACCATCCCCTACTGCACCGAAGTTACTGATATCCCAGATACTACTGCCGCCACCAGTAATGTAAGGATCCAGGCTTGCAGCTAGATCAGGAAGTGTACGTACTCCTGTACCTCCGTTTGCTATTTCAAAGGGAGCATCTTGAGTCAGAGCAGCCCGTGCACCTGACTTACTTATCGCATCGTTGAAGATGGTAAACTTGAGCTTGTCCACAGCATTAAGCCATGCGGCAGAAACTGCGGGACCAATGTAATCTACAAAGTTGAAAAGTGCCATTTCATGGTCCCCTTAAGAAACGCCGGTGCCGCTGATCTGCCAGTCTGATATGCCCTTGGTTAAAAGAGCGCATCCATGAGCAGCTATTGTTCTGGCTCCAATGCTAGTGCTTCCTGCTAAGCGAATATTATTGGTTCCGTTAATGACGCTGACTGTCCATACAGCACCAGCACTAGACTTTAAGTTCTGCAGATAAAGGATAGAACCTGAAGGCCACGGATCTGCTTCGTTTATATAGATGGCTAAATTACCACCGTCATCCCTACCACAAACTACAGCGTGTTGGTTTAGTGAAGGAACAAGAGTTAGTTCATACCCAGGACTTTTTGGTACAAGTGAGTAGTTTGTGTAAACAGTTCCCATTGGACCTGTTGGACCAGTAGGACCTGTTGCTCCTACACCAGGGCCTGTTGGACCTGTTGGACCCGTTACACCAGGCAAACCTACTCCTATTGGTCCAGTAGGTCCGGTAGGTCCAGTAACCCCTGTCGGTCCCGTGGGTCCCGTAGCCCCACTACCAGGAACAACACCTAAGGCAGCTACCAAATCCTCATACGACCGTACCCCTGTACCACCATGCTCTACCTCATAAGGTACGTCAGCAGTAAGTGCCGCCCGTGCTTCGGCCTTCGTTGAAGCATCCGCAAACACAGTAAACTTTAGTCGGTCAACTACATTAAGCCATGCCGCCGATACAGCAGGGCCTGCTTTTGCTACAAAGTTTTGAAGTGCCATATTGAATCCTCTAATTAAACATTTCCAGGAGTACTACAACCAGGTATAGCTTCTCCGGGTATTCCTGTGCGTCCTTCAAGTGTACAAAAACTGTCTGGAATATTTCCAGGTATCAAGCATCCAGGAACCGCAAAACTAGGGATACTGGTTGACCCTTCAATTGTGCAAAGTTCTACCGGAGGGTTCACAGGAGGATAGTAAACACCAAAAGAGCCGTATGAATCTGGAATCATACAGTCTGGCATTGCGTAGTCAGGTATTGCCGAGAGGCCCTCTAGACTACAAAAGTAAATCTCAATGTCTTTTGGAGGTTGAGTCCAAGGTGGCGTAATGTGTTCCTGTACACCCTGAACAAAGTCCTGTGGGTGACGGTTCTCATTATGCTCCCGACAACGGTACATCCCCTGCCAGTTGCGCACCATGCTGGAAGCCTTTCGCTTCCTGCCACACATGGAGCATATGGCATTCCAGTCCCCTGGACCAAAAAAGTCGCGGCGGCTCATTTGTGCTCCTTCGGGGGTTCGTAATCATACCGCAGATGTTCCTTGCTGGACTTAGCTAAGAAGTCTTCTTGCTGGTCCGGTGTCATTTCGTACCAGTGCTTGTCCAAGATGCGCTTCTGTTCCTTCCAAGGTAGACGAGAGAACATCCGAACAGCAGGATTCGCGTCACTCAAAAGACCCTTCTCGATACGGGCAACTTCCTGGGGAGACAGTTCATACTTCTGTTCCATCGCATCCAGGATCGTATCGTACTCCGGCGAGTTCGCTTCATACGCCTGCTTGAGCTTCGTGCGATCAGCGGACATTGCAGCCTGGTCATAAGGCGTCAGTCGAGCGTTGTACTTCTGGAACGTAGCCTTGATGTCACCATGCACAGGCGTTTCCATCAGGTACCTGGGGGCAGGCTGGAAGCCCGCAACTGCCATTGCACCGCGGACGGAGGTGATTGGTTCACCCGCCTTCTCAGTAGCTGTGGCACTGATCGGCTGGACATCCTTGAAGATGTGCAACAACGTCTGTTCCAGCTGCTTGAACTTCGGGGCATTGGGATCACGAATCTCCCTGCCCAGTCCATCGACCCCAGTAATAGTCGAGCCTACCAGTCCAATGACTCCCGAAGCTTTGTTCTGTACAAGGTGAGTCAACCCCGACACAACCCCCTCGTTCTCCATGTGCTTTTGGATAGCGACAATTTCCCTGGTGAACATAGGAGTCGTGATTCGCTTGGGGGTGCCGTCGGCATTCTCTCCACCAGACTGTGGTGCAAAGTAATCCAACATGGTCTGGGGCCACTTACCTGTCAGGGCCATCATGATCAGACCACCATAGAGGGCTGACAGACCAATGTAGTAAGTCGAGTAGAAAGCCTTGTCAAGTTCCCCTGCTTTGATCTTGGCGGGAATCGTCCCTTCCTTTAGGGCCAACTCTCCAACCTGCACAGCCCCGCCGCCGAACTCTCGAATCAACCCCATCTGCCAACCAACCGACAGAGTGTTCAGCACCGCGATGTCCTTAACTGTGCGGTTCCAGAACATCGTGTCGTAGGACATCTCACCAAAGCGGTTGTCCACAGACTTGGCAAGCTGGCGAAGAGCCATTCGTCGAGCGTCGGGATTGCTTACCAGTTCGGGGTTAACCCGAAACGCTGTCGCTACGTCCCGCATGTACGCTGCAATCTTCAGCTGCGGAATCCAGATATGGAACATAGGCTGCTGCAAGGAGCCAATGATGGCGAAGGGCAACTTGAATGCCGCCGATCCCTTCTTCCCCTGCTGGACAGCGTCCATGAACCTGCGACCAATGGTGATCCTATCCTGCGCTGCCATACCAGGAACCATACCACCCTCTGCCATGTACTGCAGAGCCATCTGTTCGCCCGATGACAGTTCTTCCTTGCCGAGCTTACCCCAGTACGCTTTGAGGATACGGGATGCGGGGGACTTGTAAGTCCATACACCAGACAACGGAGTCAACCCGCGCACAACATCGGGCAACCAGTTCTTGGGGTTGACGTTCCCTGTCAAGATGTTTTTGGTTGCTCGTGTCAGTGCGGCGGCATTGTTTGTAACCAATCCCAAGTGAACCGGGTGAAACAAACCAAACAGCCTGATCGCCACGGTGTAGTTCTTAACATCCATCAAGCCCCGGTACAGATCACCCACTGGGCCTTTAAGGGTCCACATGGATTGCGTATCAAAGGCATTGTGGAGAATCTCCATCGCATCCTGGTGAATCCAATAGAGCTTGCCATTGGGAGACCGCCGAGGATCGGGGGAGAATCCATCAGGTGAATCCTCTCCTTTCTTTATCACCTTCGCAAGCCCGTGCTTCTCGAGGTCGTTCAGCATCTCAATCCGCATATGAGCTACGTTCGAAGCATGCTGACGAGCCATGAAGATATCTTCCGGGTTCTCAAACCGCGGAGGATACTTGGGGCTACCGTCAGGGTTCTTCAACTTGGACAGGTACTCGTAGCTCTCAGCCAACCGATTCTTCATGAAGTACGGATCACCCCACTTCGCACCATAGCGTCGGTGGAGTTCCTCGGCTACACCAGCTTCATCTTCGAAAAGGTGGGTGATGTAGTTATCCCGAGGGTCGTATTCAATCCCTGCTTTCTGGTCAGCCTTGAAGATCTGATTCGACCAGTCCCGATAGAAGTCTGCAATTTTGTTAAACGCATCATCAGAGAACTTCGCACCCTTCTCATAACCTTTGATGAAGTCCCAGGACCTGCCGATGTTCTTGTTCCAGAACTCACGACGCTTGCCCGATGGAGCTTCAATGGAAGCATCCCGTGCTTTGCGCGTGGCAATGGCGGCAGTGACATCAGCCCCCGCAATCTCTGCTTCAGGGCTGAGGGACTCGGGAACAAAGTTCCTCACGAAGTATCGGACGTACTCCTTAACCTTACCCTCAGCAATCTTCCAGCCAGGAACCTTCTGCGCGAACTCATGGGCCATTGTGAAGGCCGCCGAGATATCGTCGCGGGACAATCCTGACGTATAAATCGTCGGTTCGGTTCCCCACTTGGCAGTAGCCTTGCCCTTGGCAGAGGGAACCATCTCTGCAGTTGCTTCGGCAGTCCCATCAGCAATCTGCTGAATGGTAGCTCTAACGTCCTTGACAGTCCCTTTCGTACCCGCAACTTTGTCTTTCTCCTTGCTGAGAGCGCCCTTCTCAATCAAGTACCCTTCAGGCAGGTGATATTCATGAACCTCTGAAGGCTTAACTTCATAAGGCTGTTCATCCATTTCATGCCAGCGATAGACCCGGTCTCCATCTTCCAGAGCATCGAAAACTTCCAGCATAGACTTAGGTTCGTAAACGTCACCAGACTTAGTGAGCCTTCTAAGTCGCTCTGTCGTCAAGTCCGTAGGCTCATCATCCATCCTACTCGGTCTCGTCACCTTCATCCCAGGACTCAGATCAACTCCTTCCCTCGTCTTGCCTGCGGTCTCATCTAGCAAGGCAAACGAGTGGTGCATGACCTCATCAAACAGCTTCGCTTGCTGTTCGTCCTTCACTCCAAGCATTTCCCTGAGCGACCGAAGCAGTCGAGTCATGAGAGTGGGTTGGGCCTTATGGGTCTTCGAAGCATACTTCTCTGACTCAACCAGGAACTTGTGGAAGTTTGAATTGGAAAGGGCTTCCGCAACAAACTCCACCGGCCTACCAGCATGCTCCATATCCCCACGAAGTCCATAGAGATCGAAGTACTTCACCCCGTCAACCTTCTCCATTGCCCTGGCTCGACGGAGGGCTTCTTGACGAAGCACGACAAGCCGCCGAACGGACGGATGGTTGGGGTACTTGTCGATGAATCGAACAGTTCCCGCATGAGCAACCTCATGAACAAGGTGAACTGTGGTCATAGCGTTATTCGGGTCGAGCGCAGACGTGATCCTGTGGGCACCGTTGAAGTACAGCGCACCAGCATCTATGTTGGGGTTCCTACGAATCGGGACATCATCTACCTTATCCCGAAGAGTCTCTAACAATCCACGTAAGGCTGGATTGTACGTCTTGGAAGACATCTGATCCAGGAGCTTGTGAGAAGTCGTGACAGTGTACGAACGCGATCCGGCTTGTCCAGGACCAGGGGAACTTTCAATCATATCTGCATAGATAGGTTCCATTGCCTGAGCAAGACCCATCCAGGCAGGATGTGGGGTATTTGGTACTACCGCTGCCCGCTCAGGAGTACCGCCACTCTTTCCGGTCGCACCCCTTTGTTCAGTAGCTCTACCGCCCGCATCAGCTCCTTCGAGTAAGCGTTGCCCGGCTCCTGCTGCTCCGCCATTTCTGCGGTTCCCCGCAGCATCCCCCGCATCGCCTCTACCGGGTTGGACGCTTTCAGAGCTATCCTTGAAACTGTTGCCACGAGCTCTCCCGTTTTCGAGGAGCCTCTTTCCTTCAACGATGATGTCTTCATACTTCATAGCCTCCTGAACAAAGTTGTGACGAAAGCGGTCGAAGTTAAACCCATACGTAGTGTTCGTTTGTGAGTCAAGCTTGAACAGGATTCTCTGCATTTCCTGCGGGAAGCTCTCGTCGTGGTTGCGAACCTTGTGGTGGGCCAACTCATGCAGCATGGTTCCCAACATACCATAGCTGGCTTCGACGGGATGGGTCGCTTCGGCGGCGAAGGGATTGATGAAGTTCCCCGAGAAGGGAACCCGAATGGAAACGCCGCGATAGGTAGGGTCAATGGAGATGCCGACGGCCTCGTTCTTAAGCTCAGGGTAATCCATGATCTTGGAAACCATATCCCGCAACCGCAGGAAGGAGTCTCCTACATGATGAAGATACTCGTTGTAGCGAGGACCGAAGGTATCGGCCATCATGTTGTTGAAGGGGACAGCTACGTCAGCAGAAGACTGAACGTCAGTATTGTCATGAACCATAACCTCATAAGGCTTGATCATCTTCTGATCAACCTTAAGGGCATTGGTGTCAGGAATAGCTGCCTTGAGTTCTTCTGGCTTCAGCTCTGGCATCTCCTTACCATCAACCAAAAGTTTCCCTTCGTGGACTGTTACCTGGGAGCCTTCCTTGATTACGTTGAAGGTTCCTTTGGGGGCAGGAATAACCGGCTTAACTTCCTGCATAGGAGTCGCAAGGACTTTATCACCTGCTTTACCCAGGTAACGAATAGTCCCAAAGCTTTGCGCTTCACCCTCCAAGTTACTGTAAGCATACAAGGCGTTGATGTGATCCATCACCTTGTTGAACTCGGTAGATGCAGTCTCCGTGAAGTTCTGTCGGTTGAAGTTGAATGGATACCCCGGATCTTCTGGGCGTACACTAGGATTGATGTCTACGTAGAACTCGTAAGGGAGAATCGGGGACCACCTATTAGCGGGATCCTTAGTTACCTTCCGAGAAAACTGCCAGAGACCATTGGACAGCACATGGAGGTTTTCTCCCCACGTCTGACCCGTCGGCTTCTTGGTCACATAGATCCGAACATTGCCCCAATCAAACTTGGCGTTGACGAAGTGAGTGTACTTGTCGTGCTGGAAGTGCTCACCAGTTTCAACAGTACGACCATTAAAAGTCACCTCAATGGGGGCGAATAGAGGGCTGAAAGCTAACGGCTGAATGTCCTTTGAAGCCGTATAGTTCCGCGGCATCTCTATACGCTTAGTCTCGCCACTGGCAGGATCCTTAAAGCTTTCGGGAATCGTCAGCTTGATAGACGTTCCGTGACCTTCCATAAAGAGTGCACGGTCTGCTGGAGTGGGTTGCCTTACAGTGATAGTAGGTGCCAACTCTGGGTTTTCCAGAGCGTCGAACAACTGCTCACCAGTCGTCTTCATCTCCGAAACTTTACCATCCCGCATGCTGATTACATGAAGGTCCTTGTTGCCGTAGAGAAACAACATCTTGGCAATGCCGAAGCCGCCCGATGCCGCGCCACCTTCCTTACCTGTACCAGCAATCTCCAGGAACTTGGTTCCAAGGATATCCGGTCCCATGCCTACGCCATTGTCCACCATGTGAACTGTACGAGCATCGGAGTCCGTCTTGATATCAATTCGATTGGTCTGCTTGTTGCCAAGATTAATACTGGACTTAATCGCGTCGTAAGAGTTCTGGAGAACTTCCTTGATCGTTGCGACAGCCATGTTGGTCGGATCGCCGTAGAGCTGTGGACCCAGCATCTTCGCCATGCGACGGGCGTTTACACCAGGACGGCTGCGGATCTCCTCACGGGAAGGCTGGGTGTCCATGCCGCCAAGCTCTGCCCGATCGCCCTCACTGAGTTCATCCTTGGGTGCGTTATCCCGCATCACCTTGGCGAGGCGATCAATCACGGGTTCTTTGAGTACAGGTACTCCTGGAGGGGGTGGTTCACCGTCATCAGGCTTGGTACCCTTAAGCTGGGCCAACAGTTCATCGGCATTGACAGCAGGCTTAGCAGCCTTCTTCAGTTCCTTACGAAGACCCCCTGTAACGTCCTTGACGTAACGACCAGTCGCGTAATCGAACAACCCCGGAGGAGCGAGAGCTGCCTCCACTCGCTTGCGACCGATTTCTTCAAGGTCCTTTTCAGAGGCCTTAGTGTACTTGTCGATACGATTCTTGATGTACTTCGCAGTCATCGGATCGACAGGTGCAATGTGGTCGGCTACTTCCTTCGCAGCATCTGGGTTGTTGATTACGAACTCGTCCAGCTTAGTGGGATCAGCGTCAATAGCTGCTTTCAGTTTGCCTGCATACTCAAGCTGCTTCTTGCCCGCCATGAGTCCCAGGCCAGCGCCCATAAGACCTTCCTGCAGCAAACCTGCCCAGGAAAAGTCTTGCTTCATTTCATCAGGCAGAACTTGGTTGGTGGAGACTCGACTGGCCTCGCCAATAGCGATACCAGTTACAGCACCACTAGCTAACCTTGTCGGGATAGACCCTCGCATAGCTACAGGGGCAACACCCATTAAGCTGGTATTGGTAAAGACGTTCATACCAGCAGAGACCGCCTTGCCCTTGTCTCCGGTGGCGTTATAGACTTCCCGAACTGTGTTTACCGCAGCAGTTGATGCTGGAAGCACCATAGTCTTCATGCCATGAAAAGCAGATCTTGCAACGCTTTCAACTAAGGGTGCCGTAACCTTTTCAACAGCCAGCTGCGGCATCAACAATGCTTGGTTCAGAATGTTTGCTGTTTCTCCAAGAACTGTCCCCACTGTGTTGGTTATGTTCTGAGCAGTGTTCTTGCTCATGGTGGGTTCTAGAGCTTGGGCACGCTCCAACCAAGGTTGTACCCAAGTTCGGTGAGCGTACTGCTGAGCAGTTTCTTTGCCAGGCTGTGCATTGGGTCTAGCGACATCAATCAGGGCAGCTCCCCATTCAAACACAGTTCCTGCAGCAGCAGCTGTCTGTGCAGATCCTCTGGCAAATGCCTTGGGTAACGACCACAGAGCTTCTCCTACGTTGAACGGAGTTTCTGGTTCATTGGTAACAGGGCCAAGCAGATCGTCAGCAGTAATAGCTGACTTGGGTGTAGTCGGAGAGGAAGAGGTCTGGCGAGGTGGAGATGCCGCCGGGATTTCGGCAGCAGTAGAGACTGAGGGCGGAGTCGGAGAAGAAGAAGAGAAGAGGTCCTCCATTGGAACTGGCATGATCTACTCCTCTTCTTCGCTGTCGTAGGAATCCGGCTCGTCGAGCTCTTCTTCGCTGAGGTAGGCCTCTTCGCGGCTGGCCACTTCGTCCTGCGACAAGAACTGTGTGCCGTCGTAGAAAACCTTCTGGCCTTCGAGCTTGGTGCCAGGTTGGCCTGTGTACCACGTACCCTTTCGGAAGGTACGGTCAGCGGGTGCCGGCATAGGCTTCTCGAAACTTCCAAGGCCCTGGCGACCGGGGCGGAATCCTGCGAACAAGCCAGAGGCCGAGGCTTCTTCGAAGGCATCGCGCAGGGCGACTGCAGGGGTATCACCGGCGGCCTCAAGCTCACGAGCCCTTCGTGCTACCACACGGGCCTTGGTGCGGGCGGCCTCGGGATTGGCTGCGATGTTGTAGTACGTTCCGATGAAGTCGGTGGCGGCCTTGACATCCTCGCTCTTAAGCGGGGCGTCGGTGGAGCCTACCTTGCGGAGGTTCCTAGCCCGAGTCTCGTTGATGTCCAGCATCTTGGGGAGGTAGTGCTCCCTTCGAAAACGCTCGGTGTCTGCCTTCTCCCGAGCCAAGTCGATATCAGCTTGAGCCTTGCGAATCTTGAACGTGTCCACTTGGGTGGTGTACTGGGAGAGGAGTTGGTTGCGCCTCTCGGGAGTAAACCCACTAGCCGCAATCGCCTGTAGCTGCATTGCCATCTCAGGGCGTTCGTATACCTTTGGGTGAGCTACGAAATAGTCTTCCCAATACTGCTGCCACGATGCCTCGTCATTGACAGCTTGGAGGCCCTGGATAGCCGTGGTCAGGGATCCAATCGCCTGGTCCGCCCGGTACTTCTCGGTGAGTGCAGAGTTCTTCTCTGCAACCGACAGCTTGGTCATGATCTCGGCGGCGGCAACGGGTTCTCCCGTCGCCAGCTTGATGTCAGCATATGCCTGGAGTTTTTCCTTAGGACCTTTCGGTACGCCGCCGTACTGCTGTTCGCCTTGGGAAGTAATCTCCGCAAACATAGACATCTGCTTGTCGTGGAGTTCAATAGCCTGGTTGGCCTGCTTTATCTCCAGTCCTATCCGCTCAAGGTTAGAGCTATTGATTGCTTGCCTTTGCTGGAAGTCTTTCGCCTCCATGTACCCACCAAGAAAACCATCCATATCGGTGCTCCTTAGAGGATCTTGGAGTAATCGACCATCAGGTAGCCGCTGGTATCGGCGGAGACTGCCTCAATGGGAGACTCATCAGCCATAACACCCTCGGCGGCTTCACCCCAAACGTAGGTGAAGGAGTACCAAGGCTGTCCACCGGGAGTGCTCCCGATTCGCTGGATGTTGGTCTTCAGCCTGCGGTCAGAGTAGTTCATTATATCCCAGGAGGTCATCTCACCACCACCCACTTGGTAACTGGCAGGGTTGCTAATAGCAGGATTCATCATGCTGCTGCTACTGCCGCTTGGACCACCTCCCCCACCAAGCATACCCATAGCCCCGCCGACCTGTCCCAACGCACTCATCAGTCCGTTCTGCTCCATCGTAGCCCCGGCTATAGCGGCCCCAGGACTACTTGACTGCATACCACCAGCCATCGTTCCAAAGAACTGTTGCTGATTCTTCATCCAGTCCAGCCCGAATCCCATGCCATACTGCATCAAGGCGGCAGACTCATTACCCGACCCCAAAAACCCTTGGGCAGCCATCCTCTTTTCGACCCCGCTTAGACCCAGATTCAAAGCAGAGGTGAACGTAGGGTCCTTGAATATAGCACCAGGGCTCTCATTCAGGTCACGTAGTCTATCCTGATAGAACCTACGGTTGTGTGAACCAAAGGGATCTTCCGCCGCCTGGCCCATAGCATCGGCGGCCCTTTTCGACCCCGCGTAACCAATGCCTGCGCTTACAACAGCTGCTCCTGCTACCCAGAAAGTCATGATTGCTTCTCCAATAATGTTTTAAGGACGTTCCCTGGACCATACATAGAAGTCGGATCGTCCTCGGTGAGTTCTTTCTCTATTTCAGAGATGTCTTGACCATCAGCTCGGTGGACAGTAACGCACACACTGTCGTCCAAGGACAGCACAATACGCTTGGTACCTGGAGGGCATACCAGGACTGCAGGGGCATGAAGATCTTTCACACCGTCGTCTGTGGTTACACGAATGGAACCAGCAATCACCATGTAGAAGTGTTCCTTCTTGTGGACCTTGCCCACAGTGATTACCCCAGCATCTCGGTAGACCACGCGGCAGTACATCCCATCAGCGAAATAATGGGAAGTAAGTGGTTCGTACTGAGGAAGCTTTGACACTTCCTTCTGGACCCAAGCAACCATCTCTGGTGAGACGATAGACTTAGGTTGGGGGGGTATAGCTGGTAAGTTTTCCATATTCAAATGTCATTGAGCCTGCGGTGCCGCCACTCGTAAGTTTAGCCAAAGCCACAGTAGCCGTCAATCCCGTTGTCGCGTAGCTGTCAACCGCTGTCGCGTTGTCATTAACCAACTTAGCCAAGTCAACAAACCACCTTTTCCACAACTCGGTGAAGATGTGCGTTCCAACCTTTGACACCCCGTCTGTAACAGCGGGCTGCATGGTTGGGGGGTTAGTTAAGACATTTCCCATTAGAGGCCACCAATGTCAAGCTGCAAATCAATCGAGCGGATGCGGAAGGGGGTTGAGGCTTGGTGACGGAACCACCAGGCTCTGCGGTAAAAGGTTCCACACTGGGAGAGAATCGGGCGGCGGTCATACAGGTTGACTGTGCGGGCGGCAGTCCAAGTCTCATAATCGTCATCAGACACCCGGACCTCGAGGGTGCTTAGCAGCACCTTGTCCGCATTGAATCTCATTTGGTTCAGGACCTTCCTGCGATCTATCCCAAAGTCAGTTGCTGGGGTAATGATGTCCACAGCGAAGATATCCCCTGCATCAGAATGATAATCCCAGTGCGCCTCGAAGTAAAACATCTGCCCGCTCGTTTCGTGCTGAGCAATGTGGTTCAAGTTCTCGTCGAAGGTTATGTAGACTATGGGCCAATAGTTACCAGAGGCGTTTGTCCACTGGTACCAAAGATTCTGGTCGATGTCGTAGACGAGAGTCAGGTTGACGTGCTTAGCTGTAATCCCATAGAACTTATGGCCTCCATGCTTGAAGGCCCAGGAAAACACATCACCGGAGCGGGCGTTCTCCAACAAGCGATCTACGCTCGGTGTTGATACCACCCTGACCTTAAGATCTTCCATACAGACAATCTGGGGAGATGCTGTTCTGTTCGAGGACATCCAAAACAAAACGTCGTCAATCTCTTGTATCGAATCGGCTGCCACACACCCGTAAGGAGACTTAGCTCCCGCTACTGGGGCCAGCGGCGACCCAGGAAAATTCCCCGCATTATAGAAAACTTCGGTTGTCCATTCTTTCAGCGCGATTACGTAGACCAACTGTTTGGCTAGTGCAACCCCACCATCTGGCTCAACTCGTGCGACAATCTTGTTCAGGGGATCCCACAGGGTAGGATCATCAAGGTTCTTAGAACCCCAAATATTCCCTTCTGGGTCCATGACATACAGCGTCCCGTCGAGGTACACGAACCCCTTGCAGAACTCCGTAGGAAACGCGTTCTTCACGTACACGTTACCCGTCCCAGTAGCAGCCCCGGTTGCTTGGAAGATGGTTCCTACCGTATTGATCGGAGCCCCTACGAGGGTGAAGTCTGTATCACCAAGCTGGTTGATCTGATACGTAACCCCTGGGAGCAAGCTGATCGCATTAAGAGACGCCGTGCCTGTACCTTCTCCCGGCCCGGTAGCCTCGAAAACTGTAGAGCTTCCTACCGGAAGGACGTTGGTTACTTGGCCGTTCGTAAGGATCGGGGCGGAACCAGTCGCAATAAAGGTTAAGCCAACAGTGTTCGATGTGGCACCAAGCTCAGTAAAGTCAGTCCTAAGGTCAAAATAAGGGAACTCCGTCCTGACGGTACCAAGAGAATATATTACATAGGGAGTTCCAGCTACCATGCTACGAGCGTATATGACACTAGCTGGATCAGGCTCCCCTGCCGCACCACACGATACCCAGTCCGTATCTCCCGGCGTGATAACCGTATAGGAACTACCAACAACAAACGAACCAGCTTGTACAGGAACGTAATCTTCGATTTCTTTAATCGTATAACCTTCCGTGTAGTACATCTTCACGCCGTTGCCGAACACCAGCCTTGGCGGCGCTCCACGCAACTGTACGAAAAAGTATCTTCCATTGGTACCATCTACACTACCCAAAAGGAAGTTTGCGCTTCCGCTACCAGGGTATGTTCTGTAAAGCTGCCCATTCCAGATGGAAAACACAGACCCATTCCAGTTGTACATACCTTGCCCATCACCTTCAAGGGTGTACTTAACAGCCAACCCTATCCGTTTTTGGATCTGGTATTCATTCGTGCTTGGGTCCTTTTCTGCATAGCAGTTAACCAGCTTTGCGTCCTTCGTCAACCCCTCATCTCGGTTGCCGAACTGGGTGATCAGCGGCACACGCTGAGGGCTAGCCATTGTGTTAGCTTGAGGACTCATCGGAAGCTATTCCCCTGGAAGGCAATCCTCTGATCAGGCGCAAACATCGTCGGCGCATCTTCAACATCCCAATTGCACAGAGCCTCGCGGTATGCCATCGCAAAGTTCTGGCAACGTGCCTGGATTGACTCAGGCTGGCCTACCGACAGATCCATCGCCAGTGCCCACCTCAACCACAAGAACCACTCCGGGGGGAACTGCATGGTCTCCGTAATGGTAGATACATTTGCCACTTGGTTCTGGATCAAGATGTGCGCTTTGCCCGTAGCGGCCTCCGTATCCGGCACTAGCCAGAACGTCACGGCCATTTGGGTGAGCTGCTTATCCACGAAGTACTGCGTGATGGGACCTTGTCCCGTCGGATTTGACAGGAGCATGTAGGTGTCCCTGTCAATCAAAATGATGTTCCTGCGGAAGTTGTTCGAGTCCAGGTAGTACCCGCTGTCAAGCAACCGAGTAGGCCTGGCAAGATTGACGTTCCCACTCGCCTTGATGGTGTACATAGCCTGTCCCGCAACGAGCGGAATCTCCAGGTCGTGCTGAAGCCACAGCTTCAAACCCTGGGTCTGCTCCAAATTGACCAGATCGTTCAGGCGGTTCAGGGAGTCCGAATAAACTTCATCCGTAGGCGTCTGCCCTTCCTGGATTAACCCGGCATCCTTCAAGGCCATCTTGATGATGCGAGTGGGGGTTGATGCACCAGCTACAGTAATGGTCATATCGCCTCCAGAGCCCTCCTAGGGAACCGTCAACTCTGTAAGTAGGGGGTAAACAGAGTCAACGATCCCCCAGGAGAAGCAATTACCTTTCCTGAGCCGCGAAGATGTAATCCACCGACAGGACCTTCGCCGCAGCTGCACCGTTCTGAATGCCGAAGCTTACGGTCAGCTCCGTATCAGGCAGGTTCGTTGCGAGGGTTGCACCGAAGTCGGCGGTGTAGACCTTTACGTCGTCCTTGTAGAGGTCCACGTAGCGGGCACCGTCGAAGTAGAAGCCCAAGGTCATATACGTGTCATCGGCTGCTGCCGTCGTGACCGCCGTGTTGGTCACCTGGGCCGACGTAGTCTTCTGCATGTAGAAGTCGATGTTCGTATCGCCATCATCTTTCTGGAAGAAGATAGCATCCGACACACCGTCGCCGCCAGTATCAAGAGGCGTCGTATCCGTAACCTGCAGCCCCATAACCCAATCGGACTGCGTGGCATCCGATACCTTAAACCGAGCCTTGAAGAACAGCTTCTTGCCCGAAGCAAGAAGGAAGTTCTCACCAATCTTCTGGAGCCAATCGCAGTCATTGTCTGCGCCATCGTTCGTGATTACGAGGACGCCATTGGCGGCATCCGCCAGAGCTTCGGTGGCATCGCCACTCCCGCCTTCCGTCGTCGTAATCGTGTACTTGGCAACACCAGAAGTATCCGTCACCCACGTATCGAAGTCATCGAAGAACGTGTAGTACTTCGTGGGGTCAAGCTGACCCATCATACCCAGGGGATTGGCCTTAACCCTGTTAGTCACACCAGCAGGAAAACGAACTGGACTTGTCATCTTAATCTCCTAACGCTCTATGAGCGTGCTAAGGCACGTTGGAGGTGTGGCCGGATATCCCCATTGATACCCGGCCACACAATCACTCAGGGACCATTCGAACCGAAGATGCCCCTCGGATCGGTGGCACCGACCGAGAACCTCATGTAGGTCGAGGCCTTGGCGTTCTTCGTATCGAAGTCGTTGTCCTGATCGAAGATCGGCTTGTCCCGCCAGAACATCTGCATGCCGTTCGGGCAGTTCGTCCGAACGAACCACGCATGCGCACTGGTGAAGTAGTGATTCATCTTCACTCCCTTCGGGAACGCATTCGTAGCCTTGAGCACGTTGATGTTGTTGTTAGCGGTATCCGGCTGCAGCACGCTCTTCAGGATGCGGTTCGCATTGAACCATTCCTGACGGGCGATATGCAGAGATTCCGGAAGCACGCTGATCAGCAGCCCGCGGTCGGTCTGCGTACCCATGATCTGGATACACATATCTTCCAAGGCCGCTTCGGACAGGTCCGCCGCCGGGGTCAGAGCATTCGAGAACGTGCCGCCTGTCGTATTCAGGTGGGACGCATTCACGAGACTCAAACCATCAGCATGCGTAAAGATGCTTCCCGTGAAGGCATCATTGTACACTGCCGCAGCGACGTTCTCAACCGTCTGGTTGATAGAGAACGCATTGGCCTGTGCACGACGCATGGACACCTGCTCGTACAGGTTATCCCGCAGCTCTTCAAACGTGACCTTGTACCCCAGTGCATACGCAACGTGCGTATACCGGGAGATCACGCCCTGGACTTCCGAATCGTAGCTGACGCTTGCGCCTTCAGCCTTCGCCGGAGCCAGTCCAAACCCTGTGATCTGCACATCTTCTTCGTATGCACGCGAAGAGTCCAGGACCGTGTAGAGGTCTGTGTACTCCGTCATGTGCTCCGAGTAGACCTGCCCCCAGAAAGCGTGGACGCCTGGCCACAGTGCTTTTGGGTGACTACCAGTGGTGATAATTCCGCCTGCCATGTTCGTTACTCCTTAGACGCCAGTCGTCATCTTGTAGGCATGCGAATTGAGCATCACCAGCCACCTGGCATAAGCTCCAAACGCATTTCCAGGGGTCTGAGCAAGACCAAGAAGTCGAACATCGAGACCGATGGTCGTGGCTTCAGAGGAGTTGTCCAGGATCGTGCTCGACACTACACCCGTATGGGCCGCAACAATCGTCAGATTGGCGTTCAAGCCAATCGCCGTCGCCGCCAGCGCCGTACCCGAACCGCCTTCCTGCACCTCGTAAATGAGGAACGGGTCGTCAGCAACGAGAGCGTAGTACTCCTTGGTCTTCACCTGAGGAGAGTACAGCTTCGTCAAATCATCCGGGTTGATCCAAGGACCTTTCGGACCCGTACCAACAGCCAGAATTACGCCTACCGGACCACCACCATTGATGCCCGAGCCGCCCGCTGCATCGCCCGCAGCAAACTTCGTGCAACCAGGAATGCCGTTCGCATCACCAGTACCACTCAGTTTCACCACATCGCCAATGTGGTAAGAGCTAGTCGAGTCCGACGAGATAATGTGATACACATTACCCCTGCCGTCAAAGTCACCTGCGATCAGGCTCTTGACTGGCTTCAGGCCCCATGGCCGATTTGTGTTCGCCATCAGAGTTCTCCAAAGTTAAGAGGTTTGGTCATTTCGACCCTTTTCGAGTAGGCCGGTTGAGAAGTGCAGTCTTGATGTAAGCCTGCCCCCTATCCGAAGCCGATTGCTTTTCGCTGCCCGCAATGTGTTCATCCTGAAAGATGGACGACATCGTGTCAGCGTTTCTCTTTTCGAGTACCTGTTGATCTTCCTGCCACCACTCAAGCTTGATCTTCATGAGATTCAAGTGCTCAGCGTGGCCGTTCTCACCCGTACCACCGACTACGCGAATGTTCGTGCCCAGGTCGGCGTTGCCAGAGATTGTCTTATCCGTTCCCACACCAAACTGGTAGAGCGGAACCTCGTCTTCCTTGACCATCTCGTAGCCCCCCTGAATGGCGCGCGGCACATTCTTATCGAGGAACCAGTGGAGATGGTAACCAGGAAGATCGGGCACTTCCAGTTTACGCTGCGGAATTGACATAGGAACACGCTTGCGTGCCGCCGTGTCAGTCTTTACGGGTGTCTTCGTATCCATGTTTATTCCTCAAAGAACTTCGTGACGTAGTGCTTACGCCACTCGGTGATTGTCTTAAATGCCCTACCCTCTCCCACCACGCGATTGGCCTGCCGCTCGCAGGCATCCTTCGCTTCTTGGGGGAGTTCGTTGTAGGACTTCCCACCCTTACCACCGCCAGCCGATCCCCGAGCGTCTCCTTCCACCTTGGAAGGACTCTCCCTCCGAGACCCACCAAGCATCGCGTTCAGCTCCTCGCTGACCTTGTCGTAGAAGTCCCTTCCGAGAGACTTCTCGCCACTCTCACGAAGCTCCTGTGCGATGCCCAAGGCCAACGCAGTGCGCCGCTTGTCCTGGCCAAACCAGTTATTCTCCTCTTTCCATGCGAGGAAATCTGGATGCTCCTTAGTCGGCTCTTCAGGCTTCTTGGGTGTCGGCGGCAACTCCGCCTCTTTCAACACCCTCTTCGTTTCTTCCAGCTTTTCTCGAATGTCTTCTTCCGCGTCAACATCACCAACAGCCCGCGCCTCTTTCAGTGCCTCTTTCAGCTCTGTATGCTGGGCCTTGACTTCTTTGATCGCGGCTTTGCTGGTTGTCTCTTTCAGCGCTTCGATGGCATCCGTAGCAGCAGCCAGCTGGGTTTCAAGCTGAGAAATCTTCTCGCTCTGCTTTCTGGTCGTTGCCTTCAGCAGCGGCATCAACTCCTCACCCCGCCGAACGAACTCTTCCGCGTCGATCCACTTATCAGGATCTCCACGGAAGCCCTCCTTCGGTACCCAACCAAGGTCTTTCGCCTTGACTTCAACTTCATTGGTGCTCATGTTTCTACCTCGATAGCGCAATAAATGTCTCTGTCATTCACCAGGCGGTACTTCTGCCCATCCTTAGTCCCAGTGGCAATCGCCCCCGCGAACTTCGAAATAAGCACCTTATCGCCTGGCTTCGCCCTCGGTTCCGGTTCATCTTCCCAAGCCACGGGACCAGCCTCAACTACAACAGCCCGCGTTTCCACCATCGCGGAGCGCTCGGCTACGGTCTCAGGCATGATCAGCACGGACTTCTTGATCTCCGGTTCGTAAGGCTGGACGAGTACTGCTCGCCCTAACGGTTTCAGACCTGACTCATTATTCATCGGACAGAACCTCGAATAGCTTATCGTAATCTAACTCGATCAAATCTTGGAGCAGTGTGACCTGCCCCAACGCTCCCACGTTAGCCAGCAAGGACTCATCCCGGCTGGCCGCCTGGAAGTTCCCCGCCGCCCATTGCTCCTTCAAGCTCTCCCTCCATTTCTGGAGAACCTCCTGGTGTGCCTGAGTTACCGGGTGGGAGAGCCATTCCAGGAACTGCTCCTCCGTTGGGATTTGCTTCATTGTCTTCACCACTCATTCTTTCAAGTCGCTCGTTCACCATCGAGTTATGCACTTCGATAGTTTTGATAGCGGTATCAAGGTACTTGAGTTGCAGCTCAACATCCTTTCCACCGCCTTCCTTCATGAGCTTGTAGGCCTGTGCCTGCAGAGCCATGATCTTCGCTGTGTTCAAGCGTGCATCTTCAAGCAACTGTGCCTGGAACTTCATCTTGTCTAGCTGAAGTTCTGCTTGCTTGATCTGCAGCTTGCCCTGCTCAACTTGTGCCTGAGGGTTCGGGGGCGGCGGCATCTTCTGCGGCCCAGGATAGAATTCATCAATCCCATCAACCCGCATAGACCGGAGGAAGTTCTTCTCGACAACCTCTTGGTTGTAGCCGGGGACCTGCATAGCCGCCTGTCGGATCATCGTGGCCTGCTGCATTCGGGCTGCCGCCGAGGTCACATTCGGATCAGCCACAGGCACCACATGGTCGGGGTTGCTGGAGTAATCCTCCCGCCGAATCTCTTGGCCCTTCGAACCGAACTGTACCTTGGCAGGAAGGAACGTCGCGTTGAGCGCATGGAGCTTCTTAAACTCCTCCTTCATCGACCGCCAGACTCGCTTGAAGATCACGTTGTAGATCTGCATACCCTGTTCCAGGGTGTTGCGAGAAGTCTCCGCCGGGGTGTTCTGTCCAGGGGTAATGCCCACCATGATGTCAGTCGAACCCGACATTCTCTCAGTGTATCCAATGAGGAGGTTCAGCAGCTGGAACATCACGGTAGATGGCTGACGCTCGGGGAAGGGGACCATGTTCTTTCGCAGGTCATCACCCGTAGAGTCAACCCGCTTCCATTCCCAAGGGGCCATCGTGTAGACGCCGCCGCGAATCTTCGCGCCGCGTCCCAGGAACCCGCCGACGGAATTCTGCATCGTGCCGGAGTCAAGCAACTGGTTGATGCCGCTATTCACCGCTTCGTTCAGCGGCCCAAGCAACACACCGAAGCCCACGTCGTAGATGCCGCCATCCGCTGAAGGGATAAAAGAGTACTTGGTGAAATACTCAGTTGGATGAATCCGCATGATCGTTCGGTCACGCTTGCGCTCGATATCCTCTTCCGTGTCGAAGCGAGCGACAATCCTCATGACCTTCTTCGACGACTCTTCAATCGTTACGATATAGGGTTCGGCGTAGCCGTCCTGATCTAGGTCCAACAACCGATGCTGTTCCAGCGTCTTGAAAGGGGTGTCGCCGTCACTCGGGGGTGGTGCCATACCCTGGCGGTTATCGACTTTCGGGTTGTTCTCGGGGCGTGTAGGGTTCGAGATGAACCACGCGGCCTCTAGGATTCCTCCATCAAAAATCCCTCGCTGGCATCGCTCATATATCTCATTTCGATAGAGAGGCACCACATGGGTTTTTCGTGCGCAGGATTCGACTGACTTGGCGTAGTAGTCAAGAACAAAATCTCTCGCCAGTACAAGCTCACTAACATTGTGTCCAAGCTTGGGAGAAAAATAGGTCTTAACGAAGTTGGTTCCGACGATTCCCAGATTGAGGAGAAGTCGGTCATGTTGCTCCTCCCATGCGCCATCCTCTTCCAGCACCTGCCAACTCATGTGCTTGGAGATTCGATCAGCACGTTGACGGAGTTCGCCAGTTGGATCCTCCCCCACAACACGATAGCGTACAACGTCAGTGCCTTGAATAATGTTGCTGTAAGAGCGTGCGCTGAATTGCAAAGCCGCGATCGTGATGAGGGGGAAGATTACATTTGAGCACCCTTGCCAGGGGAAGTTCTTGTCCTTTTGGATCTGCATGGCCAGGTCCATCCCGGCCTCCATCCTGCGTTCCCACGCCAGGCGAGATTGACGATCCCGGTCATACCCTTCCCATGCAAGAGCACCAATCCGAGAAAGGTCATCATCAGACAAGCGATCCATGAGGTTAGGTGCCTCCATGAAATCTTTGTTGATGGTGAGCTTCTTATCAAGGTTCATGGTTAATACCCTGTAACATGGGAGCGACCATCGCCGCCTTTAAGCATTCCAGACACCTGAAGAAACTCTTCGTCTTCTTCAGAAAGCGAATCGTCTTCTTCCACTACGAAGCTCTCGAAGCCTCGGGAGAGCCATGCCGCCGAATCAAACTGATCGTCGAGCAAGGCTTCCGACTCGCCAGTAAATCGAAGGAGTTCCGCTTCGAAGTTAGGATACCACTCAGCATCCTTATCGAATCTGCATCCCCTAGCTCGCATACGCTTTTGAAGGGATCGACCACGGACTTTCTTGTCCTTAACTGGCATGAGCGGGACACACGAGATCCAGATATCCCGGCGGCGCATCTCCGCGGCCAGCACTGGCTGAATTGCTTTCCAGATAACTCCATCCTCCACCCAAAAAGTATCGGGGGACCAGCTTTTCTGGACAAGGAAGAACTCCTCGATGATTTCAGTCGTGTCCATTCGACCAACCCGTTGATCGACGAAGTGAAGGATGTGGTTGGTGTCCTTGCCGCCGATGGTAAAGGAGGTTCGGTTGGCACTGTCGGCCTTCGAGATAGCGAAGTCAACACCCACACCATAGAGCTTGAAGGACTCGTGGTCCTCCTGGCTCATGGGGAGGAAGTCGTCTTTCTTGAGGAACGCATCTTCATGGTCGAAGGGATCGTTTAGGTATTCCTGGGAGTAGCCCGCGGCATCACCTTCATGGACGAACTCTTGGCGAATAGCCCGAAGGCGTGCTTCAGGAAACTTCTCCGGCCACAAGATATTCGAGAAGTCATCGAACGACTCGTGGGCTTTGTAGACCCGCGACTTCCACGACTTGTTGTGAATGAGGTGGTTGAGAAGGGAATCTTCATGCAGGATCGTGCCGTGGGCACGAATCTTTCCTCCGTCACGCAGAGCCTGTTTACACGCTCGGAAGAACCAGCGACGGAACTTACGGCGACGATCTCGGTTCTCGACCTGTTCGTCGTCCTCAAGGTCGTCGCAGATGAGGAGGCCAGGACGATGACCATGCCACTTGCGACCGCGGATCTTTTGCTCAGCACCACGCGCCAGGAAACGGAACTCATGACCATCCTTGCAGCGAACGATAATGTCAGTTTTCTGGTCAGAGACGAACTTGTCGATCTTGAAGTCCCGAATGAGGTCTTCGTTCTCTCGAAGTTCGTTGGCGATGTCACCCAAGTGTTCAATCGCCATTTCTTCCGAAGAGCCTACCAGGATAATGTAGGACTCAACTCGGAAGAGGGCCGTAGCCAAACCATAGTCATGCGTCAACGCAGTGGACTTGGCGTGGTTACGTGGAGCGGCGAGAGAAACTGCCGGGGCTGGGTCACAGTAAAGTGCCCACGCCTCCCGATGGAAGTTGGGAGTTGGCTGCGGACGATCATAGCGAGGCGAGAGGTAAACTCCCGCGAACGCTTCGATCATTTCAGCCGTGAGTTCCATCAGTAAACACCAAAGAGAGTGTTGTACCAGGCTTCAACCAGGGCTATATCCTCTGCACCAGAAACAACCCCACGGAAAAGCATTCCATAGAGCTTGAAATCTGAAAACTGATTTGGAGTAGCCGAGGAGCCTACGTACAGAGCACGACCATCCTGCCAAGTTCCTACAGCCTGAGGACCATCACCGTTGTTGGAAGTAGGTGCACCAAGAGATACACCATTCTTACGTGCCGTTACTGAAGGATTAGAACTGTAATCGTGAAGAGAAGTAAAAATGGCAGGGTCAAGATTGGGGAATACCAATGCGGAACTCCAACCAGGATAGGCCCTAACGGAGCCGCCTAAACTGATAGTGCAGTAATCTCCATTAGCCTGAGAACTCAACAACCAAGTTACATTGCCATCAGATACACCATCACCAACCATCCACGGTCGGCCTAAAGTTGTACCGGGGCTTATAGTTTGGAAGGTTGTCAAGCCTGTCATCGAAGCAAGAGTTACACTGGCGGCAGAAAGGTTGGTGCCAACACCATCAAACTCAAGGTAATAGCGATTGCTCGCATCCTTACGGAGAATCGGTCTGCTTGCGCTGACAGATTGCAGGGCATGCTTGTCGTTTCCGCTGAGGTCCTCCATACGTCCGACAGGGTCGCCAACAGCTACATTACCAGCGGTCCCATCGTAAGTCTGACAAAGGGAAGAAAGGTCGCTGGGATTATACCAAACACCAGCTTCACTGGCCGCAAATAGGCTCGCAGGTGTCCAAGCGGTAGTGGTAGCAGCGGCTGCGAGACCATCTGAACCAATACCGAAGAAGCCAGAATTAACCCCATCAGTAGGGGCAATTCCACTTCCTATACTAATACCCGTCATCTGCCCATACCCTGGAGGATGGCAAGAGTGGCCTTACCTGCAGTGTAGGAAGAGATTGCTAGACGAATTGCTCGAGGAGGATAAGCGTAGTTGCCATCCTGACGATCGGTTTTCGCCGCAACGTCTTCATGAGTAAAGATACGCAGGGACTTGGCTTTAGCCGCAGCGGCGGTAGGTCCACTGTTTGCAACCGTATATGTGTAGGCATTGGCACTGGTTACAGTAACAGTCTTGGTTCCGTCGAGGTTAGACGAGCCAGAGCTTTCGACAATAACCGAGTCCCCAGTGTTGAGGCCATGGTCTGGGTCGGTAACGGTCGCCGTCGTAGTCGAGCGAGCGATTGAGATATCCCGAGCGTTCGTAGTCGGGTCATCGAAGGTGTGCTGGACGCTGTACGTGAGGTTGCCGTCGGAGCTGAGGGTAACGGCGAAGCCAATGCCAAAGGCGTTCTGGAGGTAGTTAATCGGAATCCAGGGGCTGGCTCCTGCTGCACCCAGTGTCACATAAATCGGTCTCATGCTGGCGACTCCTGAGAGCTCAGTGTAGCGGAGAGCTCAGTGAAAAGAGAGAGAAAGAGGTTTGGCGAGGAATGGTTGTGCCGCCGAGTGCAGAGGCAAAGTCTGAGAGCAGAAGAAGCGGAAAGCTTTTCGGAAGAAGAAAAGAGAAGAGAAGAGGCTGGCGGCATCACGTGTAGAAGTCCGGCGATTTGCTCTTCGTAGCCATGTTGGTCGACTGATAGTGTAAGTCGATGCACGGGGCGAACACACTGCCAGAGACATCCGAGGGGCCGCCGGTAGGGGCCACACGGGTCACTTTGACCAGGATCAGCCCGTCAACCTCTAGCCCCGCGATGGTCTCTGCCGCCGACTCCGCGATCATGTGGGTGTAGGCGGCGGCATTCTGGACTTGCTGTGCGAACGTAGCGGCAGCCGTGGTGGGGAAAGCGGCTTGGTTGTGGCCCTTCGAATAGATGTAGTTGAATGTCCAGCGGGTGCTGCCGCCGGCGGTCTGCGCCCCGAACCAATGAACGTGGAAGTAGACGGGGGTCCCAGGGACGTAGTCATGGGGGAGGTGAAAGGTGTAGAACTGGTAGTCATTCGTTGCGAAGGACCAGGTGAAGATGCCGCTCGACGCGATCTGCACCCAGGACGGGCGGCCACTCCCAACCGTCGGCTCCTGCGGCGTACCCAGGATATCCCGCCAACCAAACGTCGGATCGGCCAGCTCTACCTTGATCCCCACCCCAGAGGTCTTCGGCAGGATCAGCCCACTCTCAAACTTCCCAGCACCCAGCTCGGCGAAGTTCTCGTTGACCTTGCCCATTGCAGTGCGGGCGTTGTCCCCCGAAGGATCGTGCATGTGCACGTCTAGGGGATCGGCGCTTACATCTACAACCTGCAGGACCATTTACTTCCCCAACCCTTCCGTCGCGAGTTGATGCCGCTGGCGGGTCGGGTTGGCGTCCGTGGGAGGCTTCTGGCCACCATCGGAGGTCGGCGGCGTTGCCGCCTTGTGCCGTGTCGAGTCGTTCGGCGTGGGCCCTTGGCCCGGTGACTTACCCTTGGGAAGCATCGAGTTCTCCTTCAATCGCTTCGACCTTTTTCGCACGAAGCAGCTCGGTGAGCCGCTCGCCTAGGACGTTCAGGTGAACGTGCATTTCTTGGGTAGGGACCGGCGGCACCATATCCCGGGCTCCGTAACCCGCCGCGCGGGCTGAGAGTTCGAGGGTGCGCAGGGCGAGGTTGTCGGGGATAGATGCCGCCGGTCGATTTAACTTCTCGCGGAGGATGTCAAGGGACCGTGCAACCAGGCCCTTGAACTGTTCCTCTATAGTCGCCCGAATTGTCGGGTCAACCAGCTCGTCCTTCCGTTCTGCGAGACGAACCTGGAAGGCGTCTGAAGAGATGATCTGGGAAACCCAGGATTGGGAGTAGCCGAAGTGGGCGGCGAGCTGACCCTGGGAGATGCCGGGATTGGTGATGATCAAGTCGATCATCCCATCGTGGGTGTAGCGGACCTTGGCGATGCCGCCCCTCACAGGGGTCGCTTCCACCATCAGGGCATCCAGATCTTCCACACGAACTCCTGCGGCCAAGGCGGGCGGCTTTCCAATCACCCTCGATTTTCCCGCGTGTGAGACCCCATGTCAAGCCCTGACGGGTCAAAAGCCCCGGTATTTTTCCAAGGATTTCAAAACCAGGTGGGATTTGTGGGCGGGTATTGCTGGGGATATGTGGACATGGAATGCCGCCGGGGGCGCTATAGAAGGAGAGCCAGGAATGCCACCAAACAAACCACGGCGGCCCGAGCCGTGAGCTGACCCGGTTCCCGTATGGGGGTGGCGGGTCGGCGGAAAGCCCGTCTGAAGCCACCACAATGCGTTGTTTGACCACAAATCATCCCAGGATTCGCCATATACGGACGGGTATTCCACGGGATATCCGTCCACACTATTACCGGACTTTGAGCGCAGGGAAGAGGGTTTAGCCCACTTTGGCTAGTTGAATGTTTCCCCCCACCGGGGGGCGCTGCGGTGTGTTACTCAGGTACATCACCACACCAGCGGTCCACCAGCCCAGTGGTCCACCAGCCCACACACCCGCACAGCTTGGATTGGGTATCAGTCGCATCGGCCCTTGGGGTTCGGCCAGCGCCGGGGATATGCAAGGCGCGTGCCAAGCTTGGGGTTCGGCGTGGTCGGCGGCATTGCGGAAAGTACGTATACCATCCTGGCAGCGACCGGCGTACATTGACACTGTGGCCAGCGGGAATTCCCCCGCACCATCAACGGAGACTCACAATGCCTATCAAGACGACAATCAACGAAGCCGAGCGTGTTATCACGTACACCAGCGCGACGGATTACCTCGCGGTTCACCTCGACCGCATCCATCCGAACAACCTCGCCTACGCGGCATTGCACGGCATCAAGCAGCGCGTCGGTGACGCGGGTGCATTGGGCTTCGACAAGGAGCTGGGACGGTACGCGACGGAGGAGGAAAAATTCGTCGCCATGCGTCGGATCGCGGACCATCTGATGTCCGGCGCTGCCGATTGGGACATCCGGGCGGCAGGCGAACCCAAGGGCGGGATGCTGTTCGGCGCCCTGACGCGAGCCTATCCCGGCAAGACCCCGGACGAGCTGCGCGCGTTCATCAAGGCGCGGTCCAAGTCCGAACAGGCGGCCCTGCTCAATGCCCCTGCAATCAAGGTCCACGTGGACGCGATCCGGGCGGAAGCTGGAAAAGGCGTGGATACGGACGCCATCCTCGCAGGTCTGTAATACGGGCGGGGGGCGGTTGCGAGCCGCCTTCCCGTTTTTCCACCACACCCACCACCAAACGCAAACGGCCCATATATTCGTTCTCAGTTTGCCCCAAAATTCTCTCTTAGTTCTTTTTTTATTTTTTTTTTCTAAGAAGAATTATTGGGACTTTTGGGACACTGACGAAGGGACGATATGCCCCGATTGCGTTAGGGTGTGGGTGTGGTGCAATCCTTGATTGACAATGCCGCCGAGCTGTGGTATGCTGGTGGCAAGCTGGGCGAATGCCCAAGGAGACTCAACGTGATCAGGCGTAACGTGGTCGATCTCTTGACAACGTGGGAAGCGCTCTCCGCGCTTGCCCGGCACTTTGGAACGACGGAACCCAAGCTCATCTTTGGCAGGACACAGCGCGGCTGGTATAGGCCGCCGAACCGACACACGGGCGCGCCGCCGAGCATCTCCCTCCACGATGCCAACAGGGGCGGGTGGAAGTTGGAGAATACCCTGCTGCACGAATTCGCGCACCACCTCCACTGGACTCGCACGGGAGTCGCCAATCACAACGCGGACTTCCACAGGGCATTGACGGATGTTGCGGGAGCGTGGTATGGGAATCCCGCCGACTACTGCTGGGGGCTGGAATATGCACGGCTCCGGGCAGCTGGACCGGCGGACCATCCAGGGCTGGTGATTGATACAGACGCGCTGCTGTCGCAGCTTTAAAGGAGACATCGAATGGGAAAGTTTCAGACAGGTAATGCGAGAGCTTCACGGCTGTCGAATGACCAAGTTAATGCAGTCCGGGAACGGTATGCCGCCGGGAATGTCACTCAGCGGCAACTGGCAAGAGAATTCCAGGTGCATGAGAACACCATCAGCAGGATCATTGCTGGTGTGACGCGCATCAATGTGCCAGCGCCATTGCGTATGCCAACAGAAGAAGAGGCACAAAGGTCAATGGCTCGGGTCTTGGCGGCGCTCAATCAAACAGCCGAGCAGCTCCCCGTTGCGAGAGAGGTCGCCGCCGAGCGCTCGCTGCTGGAACTCAAGGCGGAATCGTATGGAGCCAAACATACGGAACAAGCTGTTAAGCTCCCCTCACCAGCCGACGATGCCGCCAAGGCCTACATGGAAATGGTCGCACGGCTGCAGGGTGGGGATGCGCAAACTTGATTGACATGGGCGGCGTCCCGTGTTACGATGTCTACACGGTGGGGAATCCTCCCCGCCAGTCACCAAGGAGACTCTCGTGGATGACCTACCACTCTGGAAACAGGCAGCAATCGAGGACAAAGCGAGGCTGAGCCGCCGCCGCAAACCGCAGCGTCAGCTTGAAATCCTACCCAACGGATACCGGCTGGTGAAAATCACAGCCAATCGGTGGGAAGCATACAACCCAACTACCCAAGTGGTGATCCTGGGTTGTTCGAAGCGAAACGTGATGACACAACTGGAGAACCTCTCGTGAAGAACGTAGAAATGAAAGTGGAAGGCACAATCCTCACCATCAAGGTGGATCTGTCCAAGACCTTCGGCCCGAGCAAGTCAGGCAAGACCACGGTGATCGCTTCGACGGAGGGGAATCTCCCCGTTGATGCCGCCGTCCCAGGTCACGTCTACCTCGGCCTGAACGTCTACAAGAAGTAAGGAGTAACCGTCATGGTACGCTGGAAATGGTTCCTGATGGTAGGGTGCATGCTGGTCGTAATGTCCAGCTGCACCGCCATGCAAGATCGGACGCTCAACGCAGCGGGTGGCTATCCCCCGGCGTGCGGGGACTTGCCAGGGCTGGTCGGCGACGACTGTTAGGGGGTAGCCTCAGGGGCTGGTTGTGAGCCAGCCTCTCGGGATGCAACCTGCATCGAAGGAGACTCAAGTGTGTAAGAACACCGTTGAACAGATTGTGCCAACGCGCTATTCTACGAAGACAATCACAATGCGCTGCGGCAGCACCAGCATCTATGGCACGCCGCTGTATTGCGAAACCTGCCAAAAGGCTGGAATGAAAGCCTACCCTGTCACCTATTACGAGGATGCAGGGGAAGACGACTTCGATCCGAATTGGAGGTTCGAGCCATGAATATGTTTGACGAAGCAGAAGACATCGAACTCGAACAATCCGAGTTCAAGGGCCAGCTTGAGGATGTGGAATCCATCAAGGCGTTCTGTCTCGGCGGCAACGCCAGAGTCACGATCAAGTCCAAGACCTCGGGTAAGCGGTACACCTACCGCATCAATAAGAAGCGGGGGGCGGAAGAAACCGATCCCTTCTTCGTGGGGGTCCTGCGAGGGTCGAGTAATGAAACAGACTTCGCCTTCATCGGCAGCCTGTTTGTCATGAGCGCCCCCGACCAAGATGGGGTGATTGTTCCGATGGAAGTCCCTCACTTCGTCTGGTCGCGCAAGTCCGTCTGCAAGTCCAACGCACCCTCCGTCGTGGCGTTCAACTGGTTCTGGCGGCAGATCGAAGCGGGGGTCATGCCGCCGAGCCTGGAAGTCTGGCACGAAGGACGATGCGGCTGCTGTGGTCGCACCCTGACGGTCCCCACTTCCATCAAGAACGGGATTGGCCCAGAGTGCATGATGAAACTCCGTGCCCTTGAACTATTGGGAGAACTATGATGGCGAAAGACCTGGAAGCGAAAGCCGCCGAGTGGATCACCAAGTGGCCCCACTATTGCCGCACCTGCGAGGCCGCCGGCGCACTCTATTGGACGGAGCACCACGACTTCGGCTACCCCGGAGAACCCATGCAAGATATCTGTGATGAGTGCATCGGCCAGGACAAATGCCCCCGGTGTGGGCAGCGAACATTCATCCTGAACGACGATGATGAATGCCCAGAGATTTGCTCTGCCTGCGGTTGGGATGTCAACAAGCCAGACACTCTCCCACCAGTTGAAGAAAACCTGGATTGGATAAAGGAGGATGCGCCATGATGGATAGAACGGGACCAGGAGACTTTAGTCAGATACTGGAAAGAGAGCTTGCTCGCGTTAAGGCGCGGCTGGCCGAGGTCGAGTTCGATAACGCGCTATTAAAGTCAGCATGGGATAGTGCAGCAGAAGCGCACCTATTGACTGCGAAGAGGCTGGCCGAGACCGTCGCTGAAACTGACCGCCTCAACGCGCAGGCGTTGGAGTTGTGCGCGGAGATCAGTGGGCTGCGGCGCAGGCTGCTAGAGGCGGAGCGTTGCTCCGCTAACGACGATGGACACCAGTGTATTAAGCCAGCAGGACACGGAGGTTCCCATGTTGTATGAAGCCATGACCCCCGCGCAGTGGTTCACGGTGTTCGCGTACCTCGCCGCTGGCTGGGTGGTATGGATTGTTCTGAGTGATTACGGGAGAGAGAAATGAGCGACCTTAAAGCGATCCGCGAGCGGGATGCGGAATGCCTTGCCGCTGAATTCGCGCTTGCGACGATGGGAGACCTAGACCGGCATACGCTGATCGAAGCCTACGACGCCCTTGCCGCCGAGAACGCGGCGCTGAGAGAGGCGTTGACGCTGGCCGGTGATTACGGGAGGGAGAAATGAGCGACCTGATTGAACGGCTGCGCGGCGAAGGATACTTGCTGCGAAATATTCATGAAGCGCAGAGCCTGGATTACGAAGCCGCCGACGAACTCTCGCGCCTTGCCGCCGAGAACGCGGCGATGAAAGGGCTGCTGCAAGGTTACATTGACGATTACATGAGCGAGGACGGGATGTTCCCTGAGAAGCATTACGCCAAGCTGTTCCGCGCCGCACTCACAAAGGAGACTGAGAAATGACCGACCCAATCGAACAACTCCGCCAGATCCTATCTGAGATAGTCGCTGAGAACGAATGGCTCTCCGTCACGGAGAAGAAGCTCTACAAGCTAATCCTGGAATACGGCCAGCACAAGCGGCATTGCCTCTACGAAACCGACAGCTATCCCTGCAATTGTGGCTTCGGTGACATCCAGGCCCAAATCAAAAACCTATCGGAGGATAAAAACCTTACTTGACAAAATCCCCCCATTGTGGGATGATGCGATTGTGGAATTCGGGAAACTGCCACATTAAATCAAGGGTTCCCATTCAATCGGAGTAATACTCAATGTCTGCTGCAGAAAACGAAGTCAAGAGCAAGGTCGAGAAGATTGTCGAGACAGTCACGCTGACGGATGGCCGCAAGGTCGAGTTCGCCGGCAAGCGCAAGATGCAGAAGGAAACCCTGGTCGAGGGTGACAAGGTCGGTATCCGTATCGACTTCCGCAATGGCGAAACCCGTACCTACTGGTCGCCCATCGAGTTGGTTCTGCGCTTTGCAGGCCACGGCATGGAACAGAAGTACGGCGACGAGTGCGCGGGAGTGGAAGATGTGGACGATATGGTCCTGGCCACCGACGACCTCGACTCGCGTATCCAGAAGCTCGAGTGGTCGGTCAAGCGTGAGGGCGGTGGCTTTGGCGGCACGTCCGTCCTGCTCCGTGCCCTGGTCGAGTTCAGCGGGCGTACCGCCGAACAGGTCAAGGAGTTCCTCGCTGGCAAGACCCAGGCAGAGAAGATGGCGCTCCGCAACTCTGCGAAGCTCAAGCCCATCGTTGACCGCCTGGAGGCTGAGAAGGCCGCCAAGGGTGCGAAGGTCGATACCGACTCTCTGCTGGCTACCCTCTAATGAGGGCCTGGTCCTAGGGCAGTAAGTCTTCCCTCCCAAGAAGGGGTGCAAACCTAGGGCAAGTCCTTCGGAAGAAGTGAGTCTCCGACGAAGGGCGGGAAAGCGGTCAGGCATAAAACCCTGGCCGTTTTCTTTTAAATCTTGGTTGACATTTGGCCGGATATCGGATACGATATATGGACGGTGGGAACCACCCCCAAGGAGACTCTCAGTGAATAACGCCCAGATGCTTTACATCCCCGTCCAGGCCCGGCTTGTCACGGAGGAAGAAGTCACTCGATTCCAGGCCCATTGGTGGAATACCCTCGTCGGGCTGGCTGAGCAAGGCTATCGCAAGGCCCAGGATTGGGTAACGGGAGAGGAGCCGGTTGACTATGCCCCGTGATCCTCTTGACGACCTCCTCGACCAGGCAATGGGTCGAACTGTCAAGCGAGACAAAATCCATGCACCCAAGAAACTACCTGTCCCCAAGCAAGAGAAGATCTACTTCGACGCAGACAGGTTCCGGTTTTACTTCAACGGACGCGGCGGCTTATCCCTTAAGCAATGGCGCGATGTCCTAGACGAGGAGATGCGTAATGCCGAGGAACCCTGATATCATCCGTCCTGTGTCGTTGCATACGACCATCCCAGAAGACGTATGGACCCAGATGACTCTCCACCTTTACTCGGAGGTCGAGGGCCGCGTACCCAAGGGTGCCTATCGAGAGTTCCTTACGAACCTCATCCGAGATTACTTCAACCAGAAGGATACACCAAGTGCTTGACGCTGAACTAACCAACAAGTTTTCCATCTGGCGACAGAAAGCCACGGCGGGAACGCTTACCACAGAGGAGATGAAGGAAGCAATCATCGCCCTGCGGGGGTCTCGTCGCTCCGCCGCCGACGCTTCCAAGGCATCCAAGTCCCGTGCCAAGGGACCCACCCGTAGCGCCGACGACCTGCTCGGGGAGTTGGAGGGACTCTAATGTATCAGCCCGACTTCGATAACGAGTGCTATATCTGCGGCACTACTCCTTGCGTTATCGTGACAAGTCATCTGCACAAGCCGCATACGGAACTGTGTGGAGCGCATTTCTTTAAGGACCCTGCCATGATAGACTGGCAGGAATGGAACGAAGAACCTGAGACACAAGAACCAAGTGAGGAAGATGATGAGTAACTACCCATTCCCTAGCGTGTTTGACTCGTCAATGCTGGCGACGTTCAAGCAGTGCCCGCAGTTGTTCTACAAGAACAGCATCCAGAACTGGAAGTCCAAGGACCCATCGGTTCACCTTCGTGCAGGTGGTGCCTTTGCCGCCGGTATCGAGGCCGCCCGTACTCACTTCTACATAGAGGGTGCAGGCTCTGATGAATCCGTAGCCCACGGCTTGATGAAGCTCCTGGAATTCTACGGTGACTTCGAGTGCCCACCCGATTCCGCCAAGTCAGCCGAACGTACCGCCGGAGCATTGGAGTTCTACTTTGAACGATATCCACTCTCGCACAGCGAAGCATTTCCCATCACTCTCCCCGGAGGCAAGCGCGGCATCGAGTTTAATTTTGCTCACCCGCTGCCTATTACCCACCCTGAGACAGGGGACCCACTTCTTTACTGTGGAAGAATGGATGCCATTCTTGACTTCGCAGGGGGTGTGTTTATCTGCGATGAAAAGACGGCATCTAGTCTTGGGCCGACTTGGTCTCGCCAGTGGGATCTCCGAAGCCAATTTAGTGGCTATGCGTGGGGATGTAGAGAATCTGGAATCCGTGTTGATGGCTGCATCGTCCGCGGCGTCTCCATCCTCAAGACCAAGTACGACACCCAAGAAGCCATCTCCTACCGCCCGACCTGGCAAGTCGACCGCTGGTACGAAGAGATGCTCTCGTGGATCGAAGACATCAAGATCTGTTGGGCACGCAATCAGTGGCGTCATAATCTTGATCACGCCTGCGGGGACTTTGGAGGTTGTGCCTTTCGGGCAGCCTGCTCCAGCCAAGACGAAACGCCGTGGCTCGAAACGTACTTCGCGCGGAAGCATTGGGACCCGCTGACCAGGACGGAGACCCTCCTGTGATTCGCACCCAGAAAATCGCCCTTAACCAGGGTGAGTGGGCCAGTTGGTATGTCCACCGCGATCATGCCTTCTGCGACCAGACCCATGTTGCCAAGTCTCACGCGCTGTTCTGCCCCAGTTGCCAGGAAATCTGGGCGATCCTCCACTTCGTGGACGAGCGGGAGATATGGCCGGTCGCGCAATTCTGTGAGCATTGCCGCCCGTCCAGGGATGATTACACATGGTACCCCGTCGCTGGTTCGATCCTTGTCGAAGAAGGCTATGGAGTGGTTGATGATTCCCTGCTGGCTGGTCTGCCGCCCGAGTTAATCAAGAGAGAGTTCGACTTACACATCAAGGCATACACATGAAACTAAGATACTTCATCAGCAACGCCAAGGGGCAGTACACCGTGAAAGATCGGTTGCTGCACGATACAGTCATCGCCACCTGCGTCTACCGCGAGCAGGCGATACTCGTCATGCAGGCACTCAATCGTGACGAAGATAACAGAACCGCCTGCGTAAATTTCGAGGGAATCCCCCATGTCTGACCTCCCACAATCAGTTCTCTCTGGTGTCAACGTCCTGGTCGAGGGGGCCACCGGCACAGGCAAAACCTATTCCCTCGGAACCCTGGCCGACACAGGCGTCGAACTATTCTGCCTGTTCACGGAGTCCGGCGTCGAAACCCTCGTAGGCTATTGGACAGACCGCGGGCTTCCCGTTCCCCCGAATGTCCACTGGCACGTACTCCCCCGTCCCACCGGATCTTTTGAAACCCTCGCAGCTTCCGCCCTGTCCATCAACACGATGACACAGGAATCGCTGCACAAAATGCAGGACCCCAATCGTGCCAAGCACAACCAGTTCGTTGGACTACTTAAATCTTTGGCGGATTTTCCGGATGATAGAACTGGTACGCGGTACGGTGCTGTCGATTCTTGGGGACCCGACAAGTGCCTCGCTATCGACTCCCTCACGGGCATCAATCCAATTGCCCTATCCCTGGTCGTTGGAGGAAAGCCGGTCAAGAGTCAGGCCGACTGGGGTATCGCTCAGGATCAAATTGAAAAACTCATCCGGCAACTTACCGATGGATGTCGATGTCACTTTGTCCTCACCGCCCATGTCGAAAGAGAAGTTGACCAGGTATTTGGAGGAGTTAAGATTACTGTCTCTACACTTGGAAGAGCACTCGCACCTAAAATTCCGCCCATGTTCTCCGACGTTGTCCTCTCCTACCGAGAAGGCACCAAGTTCTTCTGGTCAACCGCGAACCCGCAAGCGGACCTCAAAGCCCGCAACCTCCCCATTGCCGACGGTCTCTCCCAAGACTTCAAAGCGATTATCGACAAGTGGCTCTCGCGTGGTGGTAAGTTCACGGCGAAAGTCAATTAAGAAGTAACCCAGATGAAGACAGGAAAATGGTGTGTCTCAGCCAATTGGGGCCTCTATAACCACATCGTCCGATCAGACCTGACTTCGTACAAGCAGGCAGTTGAGTTTGCCGAATCGTACAAGGACAGATGGCTTCGTGTGCGCCGCCGACTCCCTGGTCGGAAGGCTCCCGAGGTCAACGTCTGGCAGCTCCATCATCAGATTTAGCGAACGTGCAGCGCTAAAGACCCAACCTCACTGCACACTGTAAGGAACCAAGTAACATGATCAGCAATTTCGATCCAAGCGCCTTTCTCGACGCAACCACAACCGAAGTCAACTCCAAGCGCAACCCGATTC